ACGAACAGAAAGCACGCCGACGGCTGATAGACCAGCGACGACAGGATCATCAGCGCCGACGAGATGGCGAGCCGACGCAAAGTCGAGACACCAACCGAATAGGCCAGGATCGACAGCAGCACCGCCACGGCCGTGGAGCCGGTATTCACCCAGATCATCGCCAGCTGGATTGCGGTTGCCGCCGGCAAGGCCAATGCCACAGCGGCCGCCGGCGCGCTGGCGTGTCCTCGCTTGACCATAGCCAGATAAACCAGCAGGGAACATGCCGCGAAGATGATCCCGGTCATTAGCCGAGCAGCAACCAGACTTCCGCCGAGGAACGTCTGAACGGCCTGCAAGTACAGGAACGTACCAGGACGGCCGATGGACAGCCAATTGTGCAGCACCGGGATATTGGCATCGACGACGAAGGTGAAGTCGTCAAAGTATGCATAGTCACCGCGAAACTGGTACGAATATGCAGCCAACAGCAATACTAAGAACCCTACCACTGTCAGCAATGGCGTCAAACCTTTGACCCGCACTTGTTCATTCCTGTTCTTTTTCGTAGGCCGCATTATGCCCCACCGCCAGCACGCGCCCCACGGCCATCTCATCGCCCTTTGACCGCTGCCGCATCTAGGGCGTTATAGCTGCGCTCACAGGCGCGACCGGCACCGCTGCTGGCGTCAAGCGCTGCAGCCAGCTCTCCCGCTCGCGCGTCAGCCCGGCCGAACAAGTCGGCGAGCAGATCGGTGGCAGCGGCGGCTGGCGTGCCGCCGCCGACAGCGGTGGAATTGCCGGCGCCGCGACTGGCGTTGGCGAGGGCTGTGGCACGTGCGCGCAGCTCGCGAGCCATAGAGTCGGCGACACGAGCATCAGCGCGAGCCGATTCCGCTTGTTGGATAGCCTCATTGGAAATCTCCGTTTGTGCCGCAGTGCGGCGCTGTTCCTCAAGGCGAGCATCGTCGACCGCCTTGACCTGATCGAAGGCTGCTGACTTGGCGGCCTTCTCCCGATCTGCCCTCATTTCCTCGATCTGGGCACCAAGGCGCCAGCCATTGACAACCCAGCCGCCAGCAAGAAGCGCCGCAGCCAGAACGCCGGCGCCGACTGCGCGCCATGGGATATTCACCGGCGTCAGCATCCCCATCCCTCCGGGAAGCTCACCATCGGCACTGTCTGACCGGCCAGCGCGTGCGTGCAGTCGTTCAGAAACTGGATTTGGCCGTCCATCACGAACGTGTGGCAGGCCTCGCACCTGAAGTCGCTTGGCTCTTCGCCGTTGGCCTTCAATTCGGCATTGAAGTCGCACCAGCACCCGCCACCGTCGTACCCCTGCACGTGGTGGCCACTTCTAACTAACACCGATGGCGTGAAGGTGGGGCGATCGACATCGCCGTTCCAGCCCCAGCGTGGCCCAGGCCCTACCCCATGCTGGATCTCGTGCGACTGCCCGCAGCCCGGACACCAGAACGACAGAATGCCGGGGGCCGGCTGCCGCAAGACCTTCGATAGCTCGGTCATTTCTGCACCGCCTTTTGCGCTACGTTGCCGGCGATGTATGCGGCAACGACGCTACCGACTGTCGCACCCCACACCGCTGCGTCAATCGATCCAACCAGGAGCATTGCGTCTGCGGATGCGATGACCATCAGCGCAGTCAGAAACTTCCGGCTTCCGTATCTCATTGGGCCTCCATGCATTTGCGGTTGCGCTCGAGTTGACGGGTCCAGACGCCACCGCAGCGCTTATTGCCAGGCGTCGAGCAGTCATACCCAGCCGCGTACTTGTAGAGAAGCAGAGCGTTGCACGCCCCAGAGTAGTCGCCCGCCACAAGTCGCCTCTGCATGGACGACCCGCGCCAGTTGCTCATCCCGAACTGTCCGACAAAGTCCATGTAGACGTCGAACTCCTCCTGGTGCAGCTTCACCCCCGGGAGGCTGGCGGCGAAACGCCTCTCCTCCGCCGTCATGAGGTTGCGAGCCAGCACCGAGGCGCGCTCGCGCGTGATCCTGTCCCCCATGCGGACGGGCCGGCCGTCCTCGTATCGGGTCGACCCATGGCCAATGGTGGGGACATCCCCCTTGGTAGGGATGACGGCATGGTCTGTGAATCCTTCCGAAGCCTGCCATGTTACAAAGCCGGTCGCGGACATGGCCAGAAGCCCGACAGCGATTCGCCGCTTAACCATGGCTTGTCTCCCCATCGAGCGCGTGCATGCGCGCTGCGTGCTCCTCCTCCTCGCGACGGTCCTTGCGCCGCATATAGAGCGCATTCAGACCGAAGGTCGCCAGCGCAGTGAGGATGCCAACGATGATGCCGATGTCGGTCAGCGTAAGAGAGGACAGGACCGCCACAATGCTGCCCGCGTAGCTTGAAACCTCCGCCGGATTGGTTTGCCGCATGGATTCCCCGGAAAATAAAAAGGCCCGCTCAATGGCGGGCCAGACGAGTTGACCTATTTATGCTGTTCTTCAGAGAGCCGGAATGTCTGCCGGGCGATCGGGAAGCGGGCTATCGGGGTCTCCGATGGCCTCGCGCACCACCGCGCGCAAGGCATCGCGATAAGTGACCCATTCCATCGGCACCGAGATGCCTCGCTCATAGCAGCGCAGCACAATCACATCCGATGCGACCAGCGCATCTGACGCCCGCAGGCGCTTTTCAGACCAGGCAACCTCGTTGGCGCGCGCATCGAGCACCGCTTGCGTCGGAAGAATGAGCTCACCTCCCACCACCGTGCAGGCCTGCGCAGTGATGCAGGTCATCCACTGGTCATGGCTCAGCTCCAACGACTGAACACCGTCCGGCACCGGACTGTCCTCATCGTCATAGAACGCCGTGATGTTTCCGGATGCATCAAACGCCGCGAATTTCTTCCCCATGTCAGTCCCCCAGTACCCAAACGTTGATCTGCGCAGCCAGCCGCGCACCAGTGCTTGCCGCGTATGCCCCAACCCCAACCGCGCTCGGCCCGTTTGCACCGAGCGCCGCCACCACGGCGGTGCTGCCAGAGTTGTTCTGATAGCTCGCAACTCCCGTGCGATACGCTGTCGGAAACGTGAGCGGAAAAGTGAACGACGCATCTGCGCTCGCGGATGTTGTGATTGCCCCCCATTGCAGAATTACTGGTCGTGGAAGCGAAGGAATTTTGATGTAGCCGGCCGCTCCCAGCTGCGACAGGAATTGACCAAGCGTCACGACATGAGCGCTCTGTGTCGCCGCGGCGGCTGGCATGGCCCCGCCGGTACAGGCCACGAGCACGTACGAACTCACGTCCGCCCGCCACACTGCCAGGCAGCGCCCGTTTGCAACGATTTCCCCACCCTGCAGGGCGGCATGCCCGTAGCCCAAGAGCGGCACGGCCCCAAGCCCGTCATTCAGCGTAGACGCCCCGGTATTAGCCGTCTTGGCCTTGAACCATACCGGCATCCCGTCCGCTCTTGCCGCAGGCGCTGGCGAAAGCGCAATGACGTAGGTGTTGGCCGTACCGGTATCGTTTGCCACCGACATGCCGGCGGCCTGCCCGATCTTCTGCAAGGCCGCCAGCAGCTGCGCCCGATTGCTGCCATCCAGTGTGATACCCGCCCACTCGACGACATTGGCGATCTCCTCCTGCATGTGGTCGAACCACACATCCTCGAGGTCCGTCGCCGGAACACCGCCGACCGCGTTGCCGTTGGTAAAACCATGTTTGCCGGCGCCGAATTTGTCGGTCACCTTCGTGGCAGTCGAAATGCGCCTCATGGGCTAACTCCGTAGGAAATGTAGAGAATGGTTTGCGCCGGTTTGTGCTTCGCCAGCAGGCACTGCAAGCCAGGATCCCCCCAGCTGGCGAGCGGTTCGTTACAGCGGCTGTTCACTTTCATCCGGCGCACATCCGCACCAATGGGAATGTTGACGCGCCAGGCGTTGCGCCAGCCCCCTTGATTCAGCGCTGCGTTGCATTTGCTGTTGGCCCGGAATGACCGAAACTCCGTGATTGTCGCGCCCGGATATCCGACGGATGCCAACAGACCAATGAAGAAGGCCCGCGACTGCCCGCCGTTCCAGACGACCTTCTGCACCAGGCGGCTGCGCCGGTCCGCCACAGACACCGCCGGCGCCAAACACGGATCTGGCAGCCCGTAGTTGCGCTCCCAGTCATCCAGCAGTGCCGAGGCGGCTCGCGGATCGGCCTCGTCGTGCAATTGCTCTGCCGCCTTGTGCGCAGACAGGTAGGTCAGCGCCAGCGCATTGAGCAGACGCGCGGCCAGATCCCCCTCGTCTTGCGGCCATGCCGGCCCCTGAGGCAACAGCCGCAGCAGCTGCTGCCGGTAGTTGGCTACGGTCACATCCATGTGATGCTCCCAAACAGCGCCAGCTGGCCGACCGGCGCCGCCACATTGGCCACTGGCGAGACCAGGATGTGATCGGTTTCGCCTGCGGCAAGACTGATCGCCTCATTGATGTGAGACAGCAGCAGCGTGCCGCCCGGAATCGCTTCGCGCGTGATGAGGTCACGCAGCTCGGCTTCCACCGCGTTCCGCACCGCCACGGTGTTCGGCGTCAGCTGAATTTGGAAGTTGACCGCCATGGCCACCGGCGCCACCACAGTGACCTCCGCCGTCACCGGCCGCACGCTGTCGATGTAGGCCTGCACCGCCGCCACCTCGGTGGAGTCCGGGATGATGGGCGTGTCGCCATCCCGCACAAAACGCACCACCACCGTGTTGGCCCCCAGTTCGAGTGGCGCCACCCAGGCCCGCGTGACGCCAGCCACCGAAAGCGCCCACTGCACATAGTCGGCGGCCGAGCCCCCGTCTGGTGGCTGCTGCAGGCGCTGCAGCAAGCGAGCACGCAGATCATCGTCACTCTCGACGTCGGTGCCCGCGGTCAGCCCCGCAACACCGACCGCAGCCGTGCTCTGCAGCCCCGGCACCGGGGTGACCAGTGTGAGGCTTTGGCCCATCACCGCATTGGTCGACAGTCCTGTCGTGGTGGCCAGCACCGATATCGATGCCGCTCCGGCCGCTACGGTGGCATCCG